GATGATCTCGGCAAGTCGTAGGCTCTGGGATGCGATCGTCATCAATACTTTCTTTAATTTGTTTGTAGAGTTTTTTTATTCTTACCTTGCATTGTTCCCAGTCAGACTGCTTTGGTGGAGAGTCTCCTTCCCACAGCATTGAGACAAAGTGAGGACCAGCTCTGTAGAAGAACCTTAATGCAACAAGCAGTAATCTTTTCTCAAAGTTAGTAAGCTCCATTCATTTTACCAAATCTACGACCTGTGAAAATAGCTGCTCCAACGATCCATTGTTTTTAATTACGTGGTGCCAGCCAGCAAAATCTCGCAGTGCAGTGTCAGATGAATGGCCATCCATCCTCAAGTTATCACGTTCGATCTTGACGAGCAGGAAGCCCTTGCGCTTCAGCATTTCAAGTTCATTTGGGAACCTCATGTCATCCACGCACATAGGTGAATGCAATCGGCTGATCTTTGACTCCGCAATCCTTACCCATAAATCCTCATGAATGCAAGTTCTGCCCCACTCTGTTCCAAGAGTTCTTGCAAGTTTCCTGAAACTTGTGCCAAGAACTTCAATGTTCTGCTCTTTGCCTTCGTTTGCAAAATACAGAGCCTCTGGCTTTGAGCATCCAGCAGCAATAAGCAGTCGCTCAAGCATGAATCTCATCGGTTCAGCAAATGAGATTTTAACATAATCATAGTTGTTAGCTAGAAACCTTGCAACAGTTGTCTTCCCCTGCTGGGGAGTCGATGACCAAAAAGCAATGTTCTTCATCATTCCTCGTCAACAAAAATTTCAGAAACGTAAAGATTGATGGCGTAGTCGTCTTCTTGAATGCACTTTACAGAGTGGTACGAAAACGCTTCCGCCCAAGTGTTTTGCACTTCAGCACAGGCATCAAGGTAGTTAATGCTGACTCGATCAATGCAATTTACACCAGCAAGCCATTTGGCGTCCAACTTGTGCATCCCGCGAAGCTTGGCCTTGGCAAGCTCAAGCTGGAAGATCAGCCTTGTAAGTGGTGTAGTGAATGGCCCGTTCTTGCAAGCTCTCCAAGCCCAGTCTGGGACATGGTTCTGTCGCTGGTTTTGGCAAAAGACTTGCCAAGCAAAGATGCCGTGCTCGCTGCCTACAACCTCTTGCGGTGGATCGGGCTCTGAAAGATACTCTGGGGTATCAAGTTTCCAACTGTCGTAGCTTCGCATTGTGGCGTGAATGGGTTTTGCAAGTGAATGGCGTTATTCTACCACTCGTCCTGCTGAATGCAAGAGAGGAAGGCAGCCCCAGGGCCAGCCAGCTCTTTTGCAGATTGAATGGCAGCAGGCACGTTAGTGGCAACAACCTTAAAGGTTGCATGACTGAACGTCACACAATAGCTTTTTGTTGAAATGGCTGTGCGTTTCTGATACATTTAGCAATCGTCTGAGACTTTTGCTTCTCAGAATTAAGAATGTCAATAGACAAGTTATCCAGCTTTCCAAACGCGATCATTCGAGAGAAGCCGTCAAGCTTGAAGCACTTCAAGTCATAGTTTTCATCTTCACGAGAGAAGAAACCATAGTACCAGCGAAAACTGCCTAGGTTATTGGCAGGGCCTAGTAGGGTTGCATAAGGCCCTAGCCTTAGTGGCCAGTTAAGTCCATTAACTTTGATTTCGGTGTTCATCGACGGTTCCTTAGTTCTTGTTTACAGGCTTTGGCAAGTTGAACGTTAAAGCCATGTCCAGCAGCGTAATACTTGAGGTCTGAATCTGATAGCAACTTTGCTTGATGTCGATGATGCTCCCACTGCTGGTGCCGCAGTTCCAAGCGAAGCCATTGCTCTTTGATCCAGTGAAACATTTGAATGCCTAAGGGGGGGGTGATTGCCGGGATGGGCTCCCGGCCAGCCAGGCTATTCCTCGGTCTCGACAACCCGAACCTGTAGATCGGGCCAAACCTCCCGAAGCATTCCAGCAACCTCACGGGCCGCCCTGGAGCTGTCGAACGATTCATCGAGCATCGGGTAGCCGCCCAAGGGCAGCGAGCTGATCCACAAATGATCGTCAGCCGGCAGGAACTCAAGCCTCCACATAAGCCTGCTCCTCGGGCATGGGGCGGCCCAGCTCACGCCAGGCATCCTCGTGGGTGCCGCAGGGTGCGTGCCAGCCATCTAGACCCACAGGGGAGTCCTCCTCCTGCAGCTCTTCCCAGCCGGCCCGGTGGCGAGCCTCTTCGATCTCCAGCAGGCGCCAGTAAGCGTTGGCCCAGCCCAGGAACTGGGCATCGCCCCAGTAACAAGAGCCTCGCTCAGCACCAGGCAGGTGAACCCAGTAGGTCTGCTCGCCAAGGCCTGTGACGTGCGAACGGGGCTGATAACCTGCAAGCTCGCAAGCTGCAAGTGCTTCGTCAATAGTGTTGAAAAACATCAGTTCAGCTCTCAGGGAATTCAGTGTACTTCTCCACAATCTGTGGAAAGGCTTCAACAAGGGTCTTAAAATTGTCAGGATCAGCGGCGATCATGGCATCAGCAAGCTTTGATACAAAGTTGCCGCCGTATTGGCGCATGTTGTCTACAAGAGGGAATTTTGGCGTCATAGCAGTGGATGGGCGTAGTGCTGTCTTACAGCTCATTGATTTTACAGCTACTGGCGAGCAGGCGTCAACCCTCGACCCCGATCCAATTGGCTTCCCACTGGGAGCAGGTTTTTCCAGTTGGCTGCATACCGGAATCTGTCCATTTCAGTTGTCGCACAAACGCAAGGTCAACCAGCTCTTCAAAGCTGGAGGGAATCATCTCGCCGCCATAAGGTTCGGCTTTGTTGATCATAACATAATACTTGTATTTTGCAGGATTAAACTTGTTTCGGAACTTTACGAAAAGATCCTGGCAGCGGACAAAGAAAGCCTCGAATGCGTCCAGCTTTTTTTCTTTTGATGCTTGAATATGGTATTCGCGGGCATCCAACCTGCAAAAGGTTTCAATAAAATGAGAACCCTCTGGCTTGAGAACCCAGATAAAAACGTGATCTTCTGGTACGCATGACAGTGCATACTTGTCATGAAGTGCGACCGAGGTCCAGTTTTGCTGAACTTCAGTTTCAGCCTCCATCATCATTCTGTCATGGAAGCTGAGCAGGTAATGATTAAAGCGCTCGCACTCGGCTGTGACTGCAAAGGGATCGCTGGTCTGCTGTGGCATAGCTGTTTTTGCTGGACTCAGGCATTCTACCAGTCGATCAGGCTTGCAATGAATTCAGTTGGCGATCCATAACAAAACTTATTTTACAGGTCCGGTACGGGAGGCAGCGTAAGACAGGGATAGTAGCGTCGATCGGCAAGCCGCGACCAGTTATCCAGCACCCGATGCAATGGCTCAAACGGCTCAATCATGACATGGCCGCTCCGCGAATAAGGACAAAGCCAGCTCGCTACAAGGTTATCAACGTAGACCCTGGGATACTCATGCCTGGTTCCAATCCAAATAATTCCGCTGTCGAGGGGCCTTGTCTTTTGTACACACCTTACAAATGGATAAAATGCACCTTCTAGGGCGTACTTTGGAGTAACATATCTGCCACCCCAGGCTAATTGTCGCAGATTTCTGGCATTTTCATCAAAGTATTCTTCTGACAGGAACTTAAGTTTGCAGTATTTTTGCGTCTCAAGCTCGGAAGCATAGCAGTCTTTCAATCTTACCAATAAGCTTCTATCAGGACACAGCGCCTTCTTGCATAGAGCAAGGCGGTTCTCAGTCTGCGAAGAAGAGAACATCGGCCAACCATGCTTGTTGGCCATTTCATGATATTTTACAGCTTTTGCCATGATTTTGCCTCTTGAAATGGATGGTGTTTTTGATATTTTGTTATTTCTCTGATGTTTCCGGTAGCCACGATAACTCTTAAAAGATAGCTATTAAGATCAGCCGAATACCTAGCAGGATCTAGTTGATCCAACCAATCCAGAATTTCTTTTGACTTTCTCGCACAACACGCCCAATACTTTCTTAGCGAAACAGCCTCCTCTGGATCTACTGTTTTTGCAACCATTCCAGAGTATGGGCAAATAAACTCCGAGTTGCCAGGTGCTCCATAGCCTCGCACGGAATACAATTTATACCATTGATACCTAGATTTATTTGAGGCTTTTTCAATTTGAATTGAAAGCTTCATTTTCATATTGTAGATCGCCCTGTGCTTCCATCGGTGAGTGCCAATCCATGGCTCCCTCGGAGCTGGCTGATCGGGCGAGACAATCGTGATCTTGAACGGGAACCTTTCCCTTCCCTTTACGGTGCGAGCCAACTTGCGAAATTCGCCAGCAGGGAATAGGGTAGTCCAATGAAGCCGCCTTCTTACCGATTCGTGGTTGCCAGGGATGGGGATTTCCCCGCCCTGGGGCTTTTGCGGGAATGGCCGGATGGCAATGAAGCGGCCCTGCGGCACCTAGAAGATTCCTATCCGAACTGGACTCAGATCACCATTCAAAAAGTCAGTGAAGCTACCACTCAGCCAAACGGACAAGGAGGAGATTTCGGAGGCCTACCAAAAGGCGGCTACCGCAATCGAGGCGTCCGCAGCTTCGCTTAAGGAGTTGGTCGAGGTGCTGGAGCAGAAGATGGCCTGCCTTGACCCAGCCTCTCGCAAGGCGCTAGGCCGCCCCTTCGACCTTATTGGCTCAAGCCTTTTCAGGTTCGGAGTTCTTCGACTCAAGGTTCAGAATGCGAATCTTGATGGAAGGGAATTTTCAGCTTTTCCTGATGCCACTTGTCCAGAGCCTTGATTATTTCATCTTTGCAGCCTGGACCAATCTTGGGAATCACAAGAAGCTGAGCTGGTGACAAGACAGAAATTGATTCGATAGTCTGGTAACCTGCCCTCATCAAAGGATTATAGATGCCAGTGCGCAAGCTTAACCACTTGAGCGGCGTCCTTCCGTCTACTTTTGCTGCTAAATATGCTTTGACAATGGAAAGGTTCTCGCGGCATTTTTCTATTTGCCATGATGGCGGCCTTTGTTGATAGGGCATCTCAAGCCACTGCAATGCAGTGCCAAGATCGTCTAGGCATTCATTTAATAGCTCGTCCATGTTCAATGTTCTTTTAGCTTGAATAAATCACAATCTTGTGCGTAGCCAGGCCCCTCTTCCATTGGATCTGGAAAGCCAAAGTCGCAACCTGCGCTCCAATTAGCACAATTGTAACAAGAACGCCCTTTTGCCTCGCCAATGGCAGGCTTACGCCTTTCAAGCTCTGGGTGAATGTTTGTGTGAGTAAGGCCAACTCTGACCATTCTTATCCATTCGCCAGAGAAACCCATTTCACGGGCAAGCTGGGCATTCGTCACACTGAGAGGCGCCAGCAGGATGCGCTTCACCTCGTCACTGGTCGTAGGACGGCCTCGCCTTGGCCCGGTGCTGCGACTACCGACTAAGCGGCCTTTGGGTGGCCTGGCACCATCCCAGGCCGTCCAGCGATAGCCGCAGGACAGACAGCGATGGCGCCGGCGACGAGTGCCGTTGCGGCATGGACGAGATTCAATTACACCTGTCTCGCTGCTATTGCAAGCCGCGCAAATGATCTTGTCAATCATCACTTATTGATGCCATCACTGATGGCAGTTATCTTCGACGACGTATTTCGCCGCTGCTGATACGTCCGCATCACGACCAGACTGGGAGCGGTTCGGGTCGAAGCTATATTCAACGGCTGCTTTTCTAGCAGCATCAACATCAACATTCATCTTACGCAACTCACAAAACCGTTGGCTAAACAGAAATGGGTTGATTGACTGAGCCATGGCCGGCGCCGAAAGCAGCAGCAGAATTGCAATGAGTTTCATTTGATTTTAGGCTGTAAAGGATTGTTGTTTGAAGTGATCAGGAGGCAACCGGATAGCCGCGCAATTCAGCTATCCAGCGATTGGTAAGTTGTAGCCAGTATCCCTCGGGTGTACCAAGCACCAGCGATAGGTCATAGTCGAGTTTCGCGTTGATCCTCGTGCGATCTGACAAGACCCGCGAAATAGTGCTTTTGGAGTGGCCGGTGCGTTGCACCAACTCGGTCTGGCTCCAGCCTCGCTCAGTCAAAGCCTGCCGCAAAGCTGTGCCAGGCGAGGGCTGATTCATTCAGCCACCTCCAATAGCTCAAGCAGCCGAAGCACGTGTTCGGCAAATGCAACATGCGTCATCACTGCATGAGTACCTGCTGGGCGGCCATAGGACTCCTCCCACCATTCTTTGAAAGCGGCTTCAATGGAAACTTGATTCATTGGGGGACCAGTTTGTATTTTTGGTAATCATTGAATGCCTGCTGGCAGAGCGAGCGACATTCGGCCTCGACGTACTCCTGCGTTCGCACGACATCGCCGGGCCAGGGTCTGAGCCTGAGGCTGCTCTCATCAATTGGCAGTGACAAATCGGGTGCATCGCCAAGATGGACGCAATCAAAGCCAAGCCACCAGTCGGTGTCAGGGCCAGGCGCGTCACATGGGACATCCGCTTCAGCAAAGGTGAGGTCGCCGTGAACATCAACGTTCAGGTCGTCGTAACCCTTGCCATGCCACGGATGCCCAAGAGGAACCCGCGCATAGCCACAGCGATAGCCGCTGCCGTTGTGGATGACCATCCACTCAAATCCAAGATGCTCTCCCTTGGCGAGAACATCGTCTGGTCTTTCAATAGCGATTGATAGGCACATAGTTAAGCAAAGAAGAAGACACCTTAAGCCAAGTCATCCAGATCGGGCTCCTTGTAATTTGGCCCTTTCATGACCTTGCCAGACTCATTGTAAATTGCATTTCCACTGTCGTCAAGCTTACTCATGTTGGAAGCATGAACCCTGTCAAGGGCTTCATCTAGGTCAACATTCAAAAAGGCTGCCATCTGGTAGCAAACATAGACCAGATCCGCAAGTTCCTTGAGAGCGTGAACCTTTGCAGCCTTGCCGAGAGTTTCAATCCAGTTATCAATGGCTTCCTTGAATTCATCGCCTTCTTCTTTAATTAAGCCAAGCTGCATTTTAAGCCTTGAAATGTCTTCTGGCTTGACAGCGATTTCTGGATGAAGATTGGGTTGCGCAAATTTTCGACGAAATTCCAGCGCCTGAGAAAGATGTGTCATAGCTAAGAGAAAAAAGAGGCCCCGTGGAGTTCGGGGCCAGTTGACAGATTCCAGCAGGGATCAGAGATCCAGTTCGCTGTCGTCACCGTCATCATCGAGATCGGCTTCAACTTCAGAGGCGTACTCGTCAGGATCAGCGGCAAAAATGGTGATCTTGCCTTTTTCGGCTTCCACGCGAACGCGGGAGTCAAGCTCTTCGCCAAACGGGAACCCAGCGATGGTGGTGTAGCGGCCACCAACGACAATGTTGCCGGTTTTGCCAATTTTGATGATCGGCTGACGGTTGCTGCGACGGTTGCTGCGAACCGGGGGAGCAAGGTTGGTCCCCTGAGCAGCCAGAAGCGCCTGCATGAAAGCAAACGTATCGGCGCTGGTAACACGAACGTCAACTTCACCAGTTGCAGTGGTGGTGACTTCGGTGTAGTAGCCACATGCGTGGGCAACTTGATCCGAAGGAGCGCCTTCCATCTGAGAGACGGTCTTCAGCAGCTCACTAGGGGCAACGGGGGTGCCTTTCTTGCTGCTAGTAGCAGGCACTTTCTTTTCGGTGGCTTCGGTCATTTGATCGGGGATGACGGTAGGTTCAGCCGCTTCAGCGGCATTTTTTCGGCGGGACAACGTGAAAGTTCGTTGACGACCACCAAATCCTAGCTTGAAACTGCCAAACGCGCAAGCCAGTCAGCTCACTTTTTTGAGGGAGGCCACCAGGGGCGCAGATACAGGAAGGACACCTGCTGATCGGTTGGCGCTGGCTGCCACCACTGAACTCCACCAGGAATCCGGGAGCACCTGTCATCCACTAAGACGCCAGCCTTTACAGCCGCATCAAGCACAGCGCCTTGCAGGTTGTCAACGTCTGATCTGCCGTGGCCATGAAATTCAAAGCCAACAAGGGCGTACTCAAGGGGTGGCGAGCCTGCCCACTGCAGCGTCAGCGATGCCTGTGCGGCCTTGAGCCAGGCCCTGTACTTGGGCGAAGTGAACGACCGCCCCATGCCCTGTCGAGGGCGCTCCTTTGGCTGCAGGGGGCCGTCTAGGCGCAGCGTGATCCAGTCATTCGTCCCATCTGGCCCCGGCTGCAGTAGGACCATCATCATGTTCTGAATCCCGCTCCCCTGCTGGATTCTCATTTTCGCAGCGCTCCATCAACTTTAAGGCTAGCATCCTTGATTTGCCATATCCGAGCCTGACGTACAAGCTGTCAGCCAGCTGATCTAGCTGAAAATCAGTAGGATTTCTGTAGGTTTTGATCGGTTTAAGTATCCGCTGCTTTTCTTCAAACTTTTCACCGTAGTAGCAAGCTTCAACGGTCAAGTATTTTCTGTCCCAGCCTATGTCATTTAACAGGGCTGGATCAGTATTGTAGATAAATCTTGCCCATTTGTAGTATAAAGCTTTCTTCTTTTTTGGTATTTTTTTATTGTAATAAATTGATTTTATTATGCGACGATACTCAAAATATTCTGGTGGAAACTGAAAGGTAGCATCTTGTGTCTTGAGCCATTCAATAAATTGATGCGCGTATTTGTTTCTTGATTTTTCGCTGAGAGAAGATTTTGCAACATTTGCCGTAAAAGCTTCTATGTCTTTAATTC